AGCACCTGATGCGCCTATCTTTCTTTTCACTATTTCTTTTTGTAGCGCCCAAATGGTATAGCGTGCCCACTCGCGAATGGTAAAGCTGAGTTCGGATTCTATGGGTTCGGGTTGGTTACTCATGTGTTTTGTAAATGGGGTACATTTTACAGCGTATGGTGCTTAGCTCAGTATCTATTTCAAAGTCACACTCATCAATAAAGTATTCAATACCGGCAATGTATTTTTTACGTGTGATATCGAGGTTAAGTAGCTTATCGATGGGAAGTTTAAACTCCATCATAATTGGGCTGGAGTTTTTCAGGTAATTTATCCAGCGTTTCCAAAACTTGTTGTATACACCGTCTTCGGCATTCCAGGCTAGTGAGTATTCGCCAATTTTGTTTCCGTTGTAATCGTAATTGTGGCTGCTGGCAAATGGATAGGTAGCTGCCAGGTATGATTCATCAACGGCATTCACTTTTACAGAGCATGGGCGCATGCCTCTATAAATCATGTATCGGTGTGGCGATTGTACTTTATCATATTCGGTGAGGTTACCCGGCTGTTTGGTATATGGCAGCAGCCATTTAATATCATGAGGCCATATAGCTGCGGGTTTAACGTAAGGAAACTGTATCGTAAATAGTGGTGATGCTCCGGTTTGCATTTTACGTGGGGCATCCTGATTGACGGGGTAAAAATCTTCAGCATACAGCTGCCAAGCGGTATCGTACTTGTACAGCTTGTTTTCTTTAATGGCTTTTTGAATAAAGAAGCCATTGACAGGTGTGGCAGGCAGGTTGCTCTTAAAGTTTACATCAGGACCTTGTTGTGTTTTTTCATACACGGGCAGCAGCTCTGTAGATAGGGGTTCTTCAACCCATGTGTAAAATAAGCCGTAGGGAAGAGGATCCTGTCGGTAATCCCATTTCTTGAGTAAATATTCCGTCCAGTCTTCTGGCAGCTCATCCAGCAGGTTATCAACTCGAATTACTTTAACGGTATTGCTACGGCTATCAAAATCTACAAGCAGGTTAAAGTATAAACGCAAATCGTTTAAAAATACATTAACCGGGAGATCAGGCACTATATCATTATAGTAAAATGCCCCCGTAAATCTATAACGCCACCCGTTTTTAGTCGTCCTTCTAAATTCGTTAATAGCCTCGTGGTTATACAGCAATAGTTTAGATAGTTCGCTATCAAAAAAATCATCACGCACTATGGTACAGCCTAACTCATCAATAATGTTATACAGCACAGGTTTAAGATACGGGAAAGGGCTTACAGGTTGCTCAGATGTGGCAAGCTGGCCATTAAGCAATGGATTACCTGTAAGGGTAGGCAATATCGGGTTTTGATATTTCCAGTAATTAGTATTATCGATGGTATACAGCTGTGGAGCTGCAACCATAACGGCAATATAATCGCGTTCGTTGTTAATGGCATCGGCTACCAGGCGTTGGTAGGCGGTATTTACATCTACGTTTACGTTTCCACTAAGGTTGGCAATGTTAAAATTGGGGTCGGTGGCAGTAATAGTAAAGTAAAACCCTGAGCCGGTGTTATTGGTAAGGTTGTAAATGGTAAATTCATTATTGAAGGGGGCATCGCCTTGCACCAGGTAATAATGATAATCAAACATTCTGTCGTTAAACCAATTGACTATTTCGGATACAAGTTCTGCTTCTGTATCGTTAGCAGGGTCATATGCCCATGTTTTTACAATATTTTGGCCGGTACCGGTGGCGTATGTTCTGAAAAAATCGATAGTAACAGTGCACGGTGATAAGAGTGCCGATGCATCAAATGAATAGCTTGTGCGGGGCAGTTGATTATTAACGAATCGAAGCTGCTTTTTATTTCCATTCAGGTAATTAAAATCGCGCAGGCTTTTGTTAGAATCTAGGGCATTATATCCGCGGTCTATTAGTAGCCTGAACGTGTATTCTACTTCATTGAAGTCGGTAATTTCTAGCAGGGCGTTTTTCCAAAATAAACCGAGTAAGTACACACGCACACGATACACAAGTACACGATTGCGCACATTAAGTTCATTGGCAAATTGGAAGTGAATATTATTAGGCTCGGCAGGTCCTTTAAATACAAAGCTACGGCTGTTGGCTTCTATACGCTCATTAAAGAGTGTGGACTTGAGCGTAAACTTAATGCGCGAGTTTGTATTCAGCGTTAAAAAATTACCCGATTCCAATTGTATACCTAGGCTCATGCAATACCCCTTTCCATTTGTGCATCGCTGAGGCTGAATCGCACAGCAAACGTGCTTTCGTTATCTGTATCCAGTGAAATGTCTGTACTTTTAAGTATTATCTTTTGGTAATGTGTGGCGTATTGTTGGAATCGTACCGGTGAGTTTATGAAATCAATAAAATACTGCATGTAATCTCTGTTTTTGTTTCCGGTGCTTATTTCATACACATTTTGGTATTCGCTATCTACCTGATCAAATTCGCCATGCACTATTTTTTTAACAGCATCAACCGATACCGTGTGGCGCTGAATATTTTTAGTGTTTAGTTCTAGTTTTCTAACACGCTCACCAAAACAGTATATACTTTCCGGCATGCCATACGAGTTGATGAATAGGAAGTAACGTGGGTTACGAGTATCATCCTGCTCTACATTAAATGTAAACACTTGCGAAACTGCATTGTTGGCGGCATTAATAATACGTATGCTGTATGATGCTACTGTTTTGCCGCTGGCTTTACGGTTTTTAATGGCCAAATCGGTATAGCCTACACGAAATGAATAGAAATTTTCGCCTACAATATTGTTAAAGGTAGTCCACGTAGCATAGCTACCGCTGTTACTGCCATCGGTATAATACATTATGCCTTGCAAGCGATATGTGCCTGTTTGTGGCACGCCACCCACGGTAGTGCCTCGTAAAAACAGTGAAAGAAACTGTTTTTGGGCCGGGTGCACAATAGTGTTATTAGGCATGGCTGTAAGCCATTCTGTAGCGCTGGCATTTATATGATTGCTGTATAAACCGGTGTATGGTGCATTAACATAACGCTGCCCACCGTGCAGTGCATAATAATACCCTACAGCAGGATGTCGCTTATAGGCACGTGGCGTAGGTGGTTCGTCATAGCTTTCGAGTGCTGCCAGGTAGTAACGAATAGGACCATTGATGGGCTCGATAATATCACCGGTAAATGGTGGTACAGTGTAGCTGCTGGCAGCTGTAAGTATACGGTGTATGTCAAATTCAGCATTGCCAGCTATATCGGGAGTAGCTTCGCTGCTAAAGATGATTTCATCTTCGGCAGTGTAAAATGTTTTTTCGCGAAATACATCCATAAATATACGGAAGTTATCACGCACTTGTGGTGATGATCCGTAAGATACTGATACGCCTATAATTTCATTGGCGGTAAAATTTTCAGTAAATACAATGCTATTCTCAATGCCGTAGTTGCGTGCCGTAAATACTATTTCAGCTTGTGTGGTGCTGCCGTTTTGCATTTTTAAGCTGTAGCCTTGTGCTATGTAGTAATTTTTGAGAAGAGCCGGTATCAGGGTGTCATTTACATAGTCGTTAATGGGCTCGCTCAGGGCATTGGTAGGTAGCTGAAAACCGTTGTCATTAGGGCTGGCATGAAAGGTAAAAGTAAGTTCGCGTTGCAGTGGAATTATGGGGTCACCGATGAATAGCTTAAAGTTACCCGTGGTAGGTGGGTCAGCAACTACACGTATAACCAAATTGGCATATAACGCAGGGCCGGGTGCAATAATGTACTGGTTATCGGTGTTAATTAATACCGGTGCAACATTTTTGGCCGGATGTGCTGGTTCCGGAGTTTTTACGAATGTGATTGCCATACCTCAAAATTCGTGTGGCTATGATAAAAAAAGGGGACTATGTTTCCGGCTCATCTGACCAGTCGGCAGGGTTGTAGGTAAGCTGTGCGCTATCAGTGATAGTGAACTCGAAACGGAATCCGAAATGATTGTTTCCAAAGCCAAATACGCGCGCATACCTAACCCTGTTTAGGTCAAAGTTCATCAGCCATTCGGGAACTTCTAGGGTGCGGTCGCGCTGTATGCGTTTCATTATTTGCAGGCCGAGGTTTTTGCAGGCTTCTTCGGTAGTACGCTGTTCGGCACGGTTACCTTCTCGCACGCTTTTGCAGATGATGAAAGCTACTTCGGTATTGTCGTATAAATTTACTTCATCAGGACCATCGAGTGTGCCCGATCCGGTTTCGAGGAGCATGATATAGCCAGGGGAGTGGGTACCAGCAATATCTTCAAGCAGCATTTCTACATCGCCATATAGAAAAGCGCGTTTTTTAGCCGTGTCTTTATCATGTGCAATAAGCTTATGCTGTGCGGCTAGGTTTTCAAAATAGGCAATCAGTTGTTCGTGTGGTATCATTTGTTATCCTCCAGTTTACGTTTTTGTTCGGCAAAATCTTTACCGGCTATTTCCAGTTTCTTAAGCTCTACCAGCAGGGGCTTTTTAGCCACAATTGTTTCATCCATATTTTGGGCTTTGGCAGCTCGCAGCAGCAGTTCGCCCATGTCAATGGTTTCTATTTCTTTGATATCGGACGTTTCGGTGCGCCCGAATACGTGTGGGTGGTTAAGGGCTATCCAGCTTTTTAGGGCGATGTAGTTGAGCTTGATGGCGGTGAGCTGCACGGGTGTGAGCTTGCTAAACCAGTGTGCATTTTTTTCGATGAGTTTATCATCAAAAGTGGCGGTTCGCCCGGCTATGTGTGGCATATACAGGCATGCGCAAAACTTGTTAAAGAAATGGCGCTGCCCGGTTTTGTTGAATTTAAAAAAATAGAACTCGGCCTGGCACCATTGCCAAAATTGAATATTAGCCATGCGCAGCTGTGGACCTTTAAATTGTTTTACCCAAAACCAATTACGTAGCGTGAGTGATGGTATAAGCCATTTATCACATATCTGCTCGGTTGTTATCCAATCAAAGCAGGCAGCCATGTGCGCCCGATTATGGCGCATATTTTCTAGTTTTTCGTAGAGAAGCTCGCGTTGTGTAACACTAGCCGATTTGAATTCGTGTAGTGTGGCCACAATGAGTTTCTCATTTAACTGCCACACAGGTTTTAAGATATTGGATGCCAGCAATACTTTGGCATCTACTATTTTTTTGCCGTAGGTAAATGCTTTAGCCAGCATTATAAGTTGCGATTCTGTTAACTCACTTAAACGCTCCGGGGCGTGTGCTTTTTTATACTGTAACTCTACGGTTTTCATTTTTTTAATTGAAAATATACGGATGCTGATATGGTTCCAGGCACGTGATAGGCTACCCTGAATGCGGTATTTTTTTTGGAGGTGAGTAATAATTCAGGACCAATTGTGGGAGAACTCCCCAGAACTCCCACACTTGCCCCAAACCCTGCGTAAAATTTGCTACGGGCTTCTGGCTGCTTGATGATGTTTGTAGTTTGAATGGCCGTGGGCCTAAGCAGTCGGTAGCTGAAATCTCTCCAGGTAATAAGGTTATTGTACACGCTGTCGCGTATGGTTGCTTCAATGTTTGTGTCGCAAATTTCTTGCACGTAATAGTGTGCTGTAAAATAAGCGCGTAGGATGGCGGCAGTATCAATAGGCACAAGCGGTTTGCCTGAATCAGCCGAAGGCGCAGGCAATCGGCTTGTAGATGTGCGGGGCTGTGGCGTTGGTACGTGTGGCGTATGGGTGTTTGTATCATACACATATACGACACGCGTGCTGGTATCGGCCTGTTGTGTACTGCTGCCACAGTGCTCTTGGCTCACGAATATGTAAATAAGCAACCCGATGGCGATAAGCCAGCCAATGTAGTTGTAATCTTTCATGCCATGGTGCGATAAATGGTTTTACCATTTGATTTTACAGCCCGTAAAACTTGCTTGCGGTTGCCCGAGCTTCGATAGCTTACGTGTACCCAATCCGGATTGGTATTATTGCCAAATTCCCAAATGAGTTGGTCGAAATCGCAATTGGTGCGTATGAAATTAAACAACTCAGCGTTGCTCATATTATTGGCACTATCAAGGTCAGCGCTTCGGCCACTCATGTGATCGCTGGTGGAGCTGCCACCTATCAATTTATTGAGGCGTGGGCATCGGTACCAACTGGTGATGATGTAGGCAATGCTTTCAGGAAGTTTGCATAGTACATTATCATACAGTGCTTTTGCGTTAGCAATCACTGTAGGCCCGGGTGTGAATTGTTCATTTATTTCCCTGCGAATAGCAGTATCTGATTTTGTAACTGTTGCGGTATCAAATTTTTTCATATCTATACTTAAGAGTTAATAGCACCTTCAGGGCTTATGGTTAAATAATCTGCTTTGCCTATGCTGATGCGGCCATCGATGTAAGTGATACGCGCCCAAAATGCCCAACGGCCTGGTATATCCAAAACATTGGTTGACAAATCATAACTGATAACGCCCGGATTTTCATCCTCTACTACGGCAGTAAAGCTACCGCGTGTGCCATCGGGCTTGGTATATCGTATTTCACAGGTTTGATAGCCGGTGATGTCAGCAGCCAGAGCAAGTGTAATTTTAAGTTTGGTTTGCCCGACAAATATTTTACTCATGGGTTAATTTTTGATTTTATGGTTAGTGAATGGGTAAGTTCGGACCGGGTGCGTAGCACAAATGATATAGGGCTATCTACATTAGATTCAGTGATAACCGGAGATTTTAGAAAAATGCCAACCGTTGGCGCTATTGAACCAACTATTACTAAAGCTGAAAACGTATCGGCATAATCTGTAATGGATGCTGATAATAAAAATTCAGGAACTGTGCGCGATAAACTGGCAGCGAACGTATCGGGATCATCGGTAATGGATGCTGATAGCGAAAATACAGGAACCGTACGTGATACATTGGCACTGAACGTATCGGCATCATCGGCAATGGATGCTGATACCGAAAATACAGGCACAGTGCGCGAAACATTTGCAGCGAACGTATCAGCGTTGTCGGTTATCGCTGCTGCTAGGGAATAATTAGGCAACGTGCGCGAAACATTGGCAGCGAACGTATCAGCTGAATCTGTAATGGCAGCTGATAAAGAAAAAACAGGCACAGTGCGCGAAACATTGGCCGCAAACGTATCACCAGTATCGGTTATGCTTGCAGAAATGCTATATACAACTGCACCGTTTGATATGTCGGCCGCGAACGTGTCGGCAGTATCGGTAATGGATGCCGAAAGGGAATAAGAAGGTGCAACGCTCGATACATTAGCCGCAAACGTATCAGCTGCCTCAGTTATACTTGCAGAAATGCTGTATACAACTGCACCGTTTGTAATGTCGGCAGCAAACGTGTCGGCAGTATCGGTAATGGATGCGGTTATACTATACGATGAAGCAGGAAATACTATGGCTATCTGCCCGATTTCAATACTTGCACCGTCAAATAACCTACGTGTTGCCATTCTATGCCTCTGTTAAAATTATAGCACCTGTCATTGTGTTCGTTATTGCAGTAAATGGACTAATTGTAAGACAAGCATCAGTATCAATTTCTGCCAAAGAACCAATAATGCAACCTGTACTAACTGCATCTAATGGCATTGCACCTGTTGCACTTTCCAATGAAATCATTGCTAGTGGTTTAAACAAACAAACACCAAAATTACCTGCCGTTCCTGTGGTTGCAGTAACAGTTACTGATTCTATACTTCTTATACCTGTATCACCCGCTTCTAATGGAATAGGAATTAAAATAGCAGGTTCTCTAAATAATGTACCTCCAAATGATGTGGCAGTAGATGTTCTACCACTCACACCCGCTGAATTTGTGTAGCTTATTGTTACCGTTGTGGCAGTTGTTCCTACTGTTGTATAAATTACTATACCTGCCATAACACCTTCACCCGATGTATATCGTGTTAATGCAGCCGTTGGAAGGTTTGTAGTTTGGGCAGTAGTTAAAGTAGCATTCAGTCCACCACTAACATTTAATAAATCAACTAAAAGCATACCGCCTGCGCCAAATGATGATGTGTTTATTCTTGCACCAAGAAATGTAAGCCTACCTGAAGAAATTTCAGGAATAGGTCCCATTGATTGTGCAGAATCTTTATTAAGAGCAACGCTTGTTGTAGGTACGGCAGGTGCAGGTAACAAAGATTGCCAACTAGCGTTCAATCGCAAAGTTCTAGCGATTGATGTGGATAGCTGAAAATCTGCAACACGATTTTCTTGTAGCTTTTCTACATATTCATCAAAGTCTGTTAGTGCCATTATTTTTCAATTGTTGCTAATGAACCAAATAATTCAGGTGCAGTTGCAGAAGCAGGAATAAACATAAGTGACAAACAAGCATCAGGATTTATTACTGGAATACCAGGCAATCCTGTTGTGTAATCTCTCCATCCCATTGTACCCGCTGCACCTACAGGAATCCAAGCCAAAGGTTGTGCAATGGTAATTCCAAAATTACCAGCCGTACCAGTTGTTGCAGTTAATTGTACCGATTGAATAGATTGTATGCCACTATCACCCGCTGCTAAAGGTATGCGTTGCATTCTTGTAACCTCACGAAAATTCGTTGCACCTATGTTAATAGTTGATGTTCTACTTCCCGTCCCACCTTGATTTGTGTAGGTCATTGTTAGGGTTGTAGATGTTATGCCTATGATTGTGTAAATCTCATAAAATGCAATATTCCCCGCCCCGCCTGTGTTACGTGTAAGGGCAGGTGAAGCAGGTGAACCCTGAACCGTTTGAGCTGCGGTTGATATACCCGAAAGTCCTCCAATGTGAAACAACCTATCGTAAAGTAAATAAACACCTGCAACAAGTGGCGCTATTGATGCGCCTATTAAATGCTTATCCCTACTACCACCTGGCGGGGTAAATGGAATTGCGCCTGTTGTAGCATCAGTAGGTATTGCACCCGAAGTAGGTACGGCACCGCCCGCAGGCATACCATCGTATTGCCACAAAGAGCAACCTCTACCTGCAATGGGTGCAGTTGCTGCAACACCCGACACACGTGGTACTTTGTGAAAGAATATGTTTTCAGGTGAGCCGTTATTACCGCCCGATTGTCTATTGATTAAATCGGATAAATCTGTTATTGCTGCCATGTAATTCCGTTTGCAATCGCATGGGCTTTTGCCTCTACGATTAGGTTAGCTAAATTGTCAAGATTAACTCCCGATTGATATACTAAACCACCTACCTGTGGAAGTATCTCAAAACATTCATTGCTTATTTGCAAGCCCCAATCACCGCTATCGGATAGGTATAGGATTGATTCGGTTTTACGTATTACTCTCATATCTTATTAGGCTAAAGGATTATGATTATGAAATAGTAATACTGAGTGATGTAACGGTAACAGTGCCACCATTTACAATGCTGGCATTGTCAATAATTGCATCGGCACCAGATGTGCCTACGCTAACATCCATTACATTACTGCCTCCGGTGATGCGTGCCCATCCGGCTGTGCCGGTTGCACCTGCTGTGGCGCTCCATGTGTTTTGTTTGGCTATGCTGCCACCTGATGCAGCTGCCCAAGGATTGGCTGGCAAGGTAATTGTAGCCAATACGGTACCGGTGGCGGCATCATTTGCGCTGGCAGGTTGTGATCCTGTGCGTATTTCCATTGTGCTGCCGGCAGGAAACTGTGTGCTATACACAGCGGCCTGGTTTGTTCTTAAAGTTGTGTTTTTGCGAAAAGCCATGATTATTAATTATTAATTGTTTGAACATTAGATGAACTGCCGTTTTTCAGCTCGATAATATTTTGCGCGGTAACAATGCCCAGCAGCAGCATAATGCCGCATAGGTCAGCCACAAGAAAATCAAAGGCATTGCTTATATCTACATACTTGTAGTGCAGGTAAAAAACGCACAGCATAAGGCTAAATGCGCTGAGCTTTCGCGCGCTTAAACCTTGTTTATTATTAAAAAATGAGTTGTATAAATCAGCTAGCACTTTTTTCATTACGTTCTAAAAATTTAAGTAGCGCATACGTGGCGCTAACCAGTGATGATTCTTCGTTTTTTAGCTTGTGAAAATTTTGGCTGAGTGTGATGAGTTGATTTTTCATTTCATCAATCTTTACTTCCATGCGGCCAAACTCTTTGGTAAGCTGATCAATTTTACTGCCCTGAACATCTTCAATCTTCTGCACACGCACTTGCATATCTTCTTTGGCAATCTCGAGGGTTTTAAATTTGCTGGCATAAATGGCTGCTAATGCGCGTAGCGACACGCCAAGAACTAAGGTAAGGAAACCATTAACAGCGAGTAATAGTTCAGTGCTCATTATTATAGTATTACGGATGATGATTCGTCAGTATTAAGTTCATCTTCTGCAGTCAGGCGTATGTATTCTTCGCTTTGTGCCCACAGAGGATATTTGTTAAGATTAGCAAACAGGTATCGCATCAGCTCGGCTTTGTACTGGTTAGCTGCTGCAATGGCGTTTACTTTAAGTTCAGCTATTTCGCTGGCGGTAGCCGGTATGCGGTTGCGGCTCATTTCTTTACCATTGGAAATGTAGCTGGTTATCATCAGGCCTTCGGCAGTGGTTTTTACATTTAACCTGCCTAGCGATTTTACAATGGATGCATTGGCTATTACATCCTGAATGTAGGGTAGCAGCTTGGCGTTATCTTCGCTTAATGCGAAGGTTTCTTTTTGAAATTTTAGCTCATCATACAGTGCCTGACCTAACAAGTAACGTATGTCAAATTTTTCTACCTCTGCTGCAAATGGTTTTACGGCTTCGTATGTTCTGCGGCTATTGCCTATGGGATAGGTTCGATTAAAGATGGCGGCATTGTGCACAAATAGTGATACGGATGCTTTCTCCTGGGCGCTATCTTTCCATGCAGCAAATTGCGTGTGGGTGCGGTTTTCTATCAAATAATCAAGTGCAGATTCCAGGGCATTGTATGCCATTTCCAATTGTGCTTCTTCGTATTCAAGTTTTTGCCATTGAAATATTGGTTTGCTGTTTTGCCCTTCTTTTTGGAACAAACCGGATGCACCTAGCTGGGCAAGCAATACCGGCAATGCTTGCGCCAGTGCCAGGTGCGAAATATAGTTACCTAACATTTCGATAAGTGCTAGTTCTTGAGCAGTAAGCGTGGGCGATGGCATGGCTGCGTTATAGCGTGAAGCCAAACCGGTAATAAATGTACTGCCAAAAATGCGCTGCACATCGCCCATTTGTACCTTGGTGATGTATGGTTTGATGATATCGAAATCGAAATCACCGGTTACAGTAACATGAGTGCTAAAATCATCAAGGTTCTTAACTAGCAGGTGCATTATTGGTAGATGTGTTAGGTTGTAATACTTCTGAAGCTGGCGGCAATACACCAAAGCGTAGATTTGGATAGCGCTTATACCATCCATTGTAGCGTGCTACGAATACGAATGGTGCTAGTGTTATCATTTGGTCGCTGGCAAATGTGGCCGTGCTAATGCTGAATGAGTTTTTCTTTTCGCTGCCGCTATTCATGGTGCGATTTTGGTTTGCAAAACCACCAACGGATGAGGGGTCAACACCCATACCCATGAATATTTCATTAGCGAGCTGCTGCTGATCAGGAATCCAGGCACCCTTTTCGATTTGATTTTTTAGCGGGGTGATGTGTACACCGCTAATTTTATTACCTGCTTTATCGTAATAGCAACCTGTAAGCAGTGTTTTGCCGGCATTATCGGCTCCGGCAAGGTATTTATCTATTTGATCGCGTACTTCTTTGTAGCAACCTCTTCTGCGCTCTTTGTCATCCTTAATTTTCAGCCATTCGGTCTTACCGTATTGGCTTTCCATGTATTCTTCAGTAACTTCAATATGCCACACCATGTTAGCCTGATTCTTAAGCAGTGCGCGCAGTGTGCGTTTGATATCGGCAGCTATTTCCAGTGTTTTGCTGTTGATTATTACTTCTGTATTGCACATTTCGTAATAATACCGGCCATTGCTAACCGGGCGTATGCGTTGGATGAAGTTGTACCCGGTATTGGTTTGCTGAAGGTGTTGCAGCGGAAACTTAGTATTGAGTACATCTACAACCATGTCCTCCTCTTTTTTGTGAGCTTCCCAGTCGCTGTTGATGTACAGCTTCAGTACTTCGCGCTTGGCTTTGTCTTGCTTACCCCAACGGCACCAGGCGGCATCTTGCCTGAACAGGCGTCCTATGCGTTGGCGATTGGCAGTAAGCACATGTTCGGGGAATATGTTGCCCAAAGTTTCGTAGTCCTCTACAAATGCTTTATACAGGTAAGTGTTTACTTCATTTTCAAGCATCCACTCATCTATTTCGGCATCTTCAAAAAATTCGATATATCGCTGGCCGTTGCTAACAACCTCACGGTAGTAGGTGATACCGGCACCGGCATGTACAGATTTATTGAACTCGTTGGCCCGGTACAGTATTTCATTTTTGCTCATGGCATCAATCACCTGCTTGGGCGTGTCGTTGGATTCGCCCCAACGTACATAATCAAACTGATCGGTTGTTTTTTCAACAATAGGTACGGCAGGTTTAGCATTGGGTTTCATTTCGGCAGTCAGTACCGAAGTTTGACCTATACTTATTCCTATTGCATCTTTTTTTAAATCTTCCATTAGTACACTACTTGTTGGCCATTAAAAGTGATGAGCATGCGTATGCGCATTTTGCGAATTGCCCCGCTATCAACTATCTTTAAGTTGCGGGTTTTGTTGGCAAAATGGTTGGGTTGTGATGGGGTATTGATGCGCTCGGTAGGTGGTGTTTCTGATTTTTTGCCAGTAAACGGCTTTTTGTCGAAGCTAAGCACAGCGCTATCTACCGTTATAATCTTACCTCCCTCATTGCGTTGGCGGCTGTAGGTTACATATTGGCAGCTGAATGGCAATAGGTTGCCATCAGGGCCTCGCTGTTCCATTATAGCAAGAGCATCGCGCATCAAAATCATAGCTCAAAGCTCGGGATGGCTGAAAGAAAAAAGGGGACAACAAAAAAGCCCCGATTAAGGGGCTTCGTTTGGCTGGGAATCTTCCCAAATTAGATAGGATTTATACCAGTCGGCCATGCGCCTGAGAACTGGATCAACCTTATCGTTCACATCACGTGGCATCATTGCGCCTGTAGGTTCAATCCAAGATATAGTAAACAAGAAAATATCTTTATCATGATCAAGCCTACCCACAGAATAAGCCTGATTTAGTATATATTGAACTTTAGCCACTTCAGTATTATTAAAACAATGGACTTCGGCTAGCAGCATGGGATATCTATTGTGTAAAATAAACAATCTATCCACTGATTTTGCAGCAACAGGATTGCTACATAGCATAAATGCGGGGGTTTTTTCAGCTTTGTATACCATATTATATCTGCCAGTTATTATTCCGGTGGCGCTCCGGTTAAATGAAAAACAAATATACAAAAATACCTATAATCCAAGCGGTCTTTTGCTACTTTTCTGGCGCACCAGAAAAGTAGCGCGGGCAACACGAAAAGGCGCATTTCTGCACCTTTTCGTTAGCTGTGTTGCACTTACTGCGCTTTTACGACTTAAACAACTGCCTCGCTATTGCCACCTTTAAATCCTTTGTAAGCTTTAGCTGCTGGCTTACGTGGTGCACCTGCCTGTCAATCGTTTGTAAAGTGCTGATTAGCTTTTCCGCTTTTGGCTGTCGCTGCTCCCATCCTTGCAAAAGCAATACCAGCGCATCACTTAAACGAATGTACGGGATGACAGAGCCTTTAATGTATGGCTCGTAATACCTACCCACCCAAAGCGCATATGCAATCTGATAAAGTTCGGGCGTGTCGGTTTCCACGCTAAAGCAATTTGGGATAGGCGACAACATAGGGCGTCCGCTGTGCAGTCCTTTGCACTGAATGTAAAATGTGCCTCGCTTCCCTTCTCGGTATTGGCTTACTCTTACTTGCATGGCGTTACCCTCCTAATATTTAGGCTGCCGTCAGCGTTGGGCGTAAGCTCTACCACATCACCCACTTTGAAGCCAAGATTTAAAAGATACTTACCCGCTATGCGCACACCTGGCACATAGCTTTTACCTTGTGGCACGTTCACAACTCCCAGAGTGCGAACCTGCAATTTTTCAGATTTTGACATTTTTTTTTTGCCTGTTTTGGTCGGGTGGCGCTCCCGTTTTAAATTGTACAGCAATATACGCAAAAGCCCAGTAAATACAAGGGTTTCAGCCGTTTTTTGTTCTGTTTTTTTAATATTTTATACTCTGACTTTCAATGTGTTACAAAGCGTACAAAGCTTTGTATTTTTCTGACTTATACCCTTTTATGATTTGTATTTTACACATCATAAAAGGGCTTTTCGAGCAGAACCCCGCCCGCGCGCTGAGGGCGATTTGCAGTTGCAGCAGCAAAATGTAGAAATTACTGTACACCCTTGCAACCCCGACAGGCTGCGCCTGTCCCACTATATACAATAAGCTATGCCATGTGCATTGAGTGCGTAGCACACCGCTTGTACCACTACTACACTATCCTGTGCATGATATACCTATCATGCTCAGGATGCCGATGATGGGGGTGCAATTGTGCTGGAGTGAATGAGCAATAAGTGACGAATGATCGGGCCAGCTTGCGGACCGTAATGAGGAACGTTGCGCAATGAATGACAGCTCTATTGCACATAGCTTGGATGCGTTAGGGATAGGAGCAAGCTACCATGTAGCGCGTATAGCCCGACCCGCAGGGGAACGCCTATTATACCATACCCATAAACCTGTTGACTGACTCATCTATATCTTTCCGGAATTTTGAAAATAGTACAATGTCGAAACAATCAGTAACGTGTGTAGCCTGCTCTTGTGGTATTATATCACTTCTCTCACTTCCTTTATCTTTCTTCAGTTCACCGGCTATCAACTTAATGGGGGTGTTATACAATGCTATCTTAGCGTTAGGACAGTTCTCTTCATTTATTCTTACCTTAGGCAAACGCGCATCTTGTTCGCTCAACATCAGGTTAATGAATTCATACTTATCTCTGTGTTGCGGGTTTTCATCGAAGCTCATTAGTCTTACAATCCATCTTTTCTCATAGAGGAGTCGCTCGACCAGTTCGGCATATGTTTCTTTACTGTTTGCCACATTCGTATTCCCGTTGCGGTCGTAATACAGGTAAATAATACGCTCGGTGTGATGGGCGTAATATAAATCAAACTTATCAATAAGGTCATGAATAATGTCGGGTTGGATGGCAAAGAACTCATTCAGGATATTGTACCGGTGGTGTTGGTTATCTTCCTGGCATACGAGCATTGAATTAATTTTACCTCCCCAATCAATTACTAAATCTAGCGGTTGATTGCTATTACAGTCTAAATCACCTATGGAGCTATCAGGCACTTGTATGTCTATTTTAGTGTTATCAAAATAACTGTAGTTAAAGTCGGTATAAAAATGATGCTTATTTAACTGCGGGTAAAACCTGCGGCCATGCTCCAAAGCTTCGGGTCTTTTATTGAGGATGGATGTTTCGAAGATAAAATCCGGCAGGTTTCTGCGTTGGGTTTTGATGTAATCAATACCCAACACATCAATATTATCGAAGCTGCTAGCTTCGAGGAAGTGAGTAAGGCCTTTGCGTAGGGCTTTTATTTTGTTATTGATGCTATTCATGTCCCACTCCAGTTGAGTGAATGTACGGGGCGATTTTGCCCGTTTCATGGCAGCATAGCAGTCTTGCAGTTTCAGTTGAAGTTGAATAATCAGCTCGTTGGTCTCAGGTTCGTTAAATTCTTCAGCATCGAGCAGCCATTTGGCTTCTGGGGTAGTTGGCATATCGGTAGTCCAGGTAATCATCCTGTATTGTGGCATATCCCGATATTGAGGCATACCGCGAAGGGTTGGCATAATGGATTCGAGCAAGTCTTCATAATCAAGAAGCTTAGCTTCATCACCATGAAGGGATTGAAGATTTAAACCGTTTGAGTCGTTTTTTCTGTCCTGGCTGCTCATGCTAATGATTGAACCGGTGAACCAATGTATCACATTTTCCCAATCAGCAGGTGGTTCATCAGGCTCGGCAAACCTCAGTTTTTTATCAGCACGCCTCCCGATCACGAAGTGTAGGTCCTGAATGAAGCCTAGTTTTTTCCATCCTGAAACTGTGGCTGGAAGTGTGCGGGTTTTTATTTGCTTGTATGTTTTAGCAAGTAGGCCATTGTTTGACCTGGGCATTGATATGCAACAGTCGGCCATACGTGGTGCAATAACACCGGTACTTTTACCTGTACCACGACCGGCAATACAATACAGTGTGGGCGCACCTATCAAAAATGCGCGCAGCTGCATTTTGTTGTAATGTAGGGTGCGCTCACTCATCTTCTTTAACTATTTCGGCATCTTGTATATTCAGGTTGCGTTTACTTTGCACGGCAGTCCATAGTCTGCGTACTTCATCATCAGGCAGGCGCTCGGCTCCAACGATTTCGGGAGAGAATGTGATATTTACCTGAACGCTTCTACGCAGTTCTTCCCAATCAGGCATATCGATAGGATCATGTGCCGGGTCTAGGTATTTTTGGAGAATACCTTCAATGCTTGCCATTTCTTTTAATTTCCCTTCGGCAAAAGCTTTGTAACTGGCTTTTTTCAAAAACTCGATGCGCAGTATGCGTTCGTAGTTACGGTTGCTCTGTTGGGTTTTGCCAAAAAATATCTCAGCCGAGCGAATTTCCAAACGGGCCGTGCTATCGCTGATGTCATTAAATCGAATTTTAAATAATTCGCGCACAAACTCTTCCCCTTTGTGCTGATACTTTAGTTTCAGCTGATGGGCAACCTGCCACATCTCAAAGCGGTGTTTTAGTTCTTCGGGAAATTTATCAATCGGCACATTACGCTCAAACAGCTTGATAGCTGTTTCAACCGTTTTCTCCATGTGCATAATGGTAGGGTTAGGCATCTGATTTAAGTATTTTTAGGTAGTTTATTTGATTGCTAAATGATTTGGCTATTTCAACCTGGGCAGGGGATGAGCCACTAAGTGCGGAGTTATACAAGGCATTACGAATTTCGAGCTGTGCGGACAAAGATCCGCGCATGTATGCTACATGTACCGGGTGTGCATCATTGAAAAAGCATTTTTCAAATTCATCCACCGGCACGCCAATGATGATGGCAATTTCACGCACGGTAAATGCCCTGGAAGCAAACTGCTCTATTTCCTTCAGTTGTTCTTCGGTGTACATATTTTATCGTTTAAAAAATCAATAAAAAGCTGCACGGCTTGTACATCGGTAGTAATGGCACCGGCTTCTAGTTTATTGTTACGGTTTAGGTTCATGCTGCTTACGATCAATACCTGGTGCGTATCGTTTTTAAGCACAATAATTTTAGCATGGCTGGGATAAACGCAGTACGCAGTAGCTATCTGCATGGCTATTTGAATCTCTTGGGGCTTTATTTTCTTCACCTGCTCGCTAAACATAAAATAAAGCTCACGTATTTGCCCGGCTTGCTTACGGTTGGCAATTTGGCGCATGGTATGTTCATTAATGCCATAGGTTGTAAGCCATACATCAGCCCATGTCATTTGGGTAAGGTAGGCTGCAATCATCTGGTGAGCACTCCATCGCTTATCGCTAATAAAAAAAGCGTTGGCGCTATTGTCAATAGATGGCAACAGCTCATCAATTTCTTTTAGATTACTTAAATCAATAGCATTAGCTGCAGCAATGGATTTGAATGCAGCAGCTGTACCACCTACAATGGCCGTATTTGTATCATTAAATTTGAACACGCTCATTCATTATCCTTTCAATTTTGGTAAGTACAACTTGCCATTTGGCTTTTTTAAGCATCAGTTTTTCTGCAGCCTCATCGCTCATTTTACTATCCATGAGGCGGGTGTTTATTTTGCTGATGTAAGTAGGAATATTTTTGCTCAGCTTCACTACATCGCCTATGGTTTTCACATCGGCAATGTCTTCATCGGGTGGTAGGCATTTATGCTCAGCGTAGTAATCAATCTGATACCAGCAATGGTCTATGAGTTTATCCAACTCATCAATTTTTATAGCAGCCTGTAGGCGTTGCTCATCGGTGGGCAGGGTGGCAAGCGTAGCATGGATGGCAGCCATTTCTTTGAAGCTGATATTCTTCAGCTCGATGATGGGTTTCAGCACATCCTCGTTTTGTGGCTTGGCAATTTTAGGGCTGGCATTTATGATCAGTTCAATGCTACGCTTAACCGGTTCGGGTTTTTGCAGCTTTTTTAGCTCATCGCGTAGCTTGGTGCGGGTAAAGGTGTTTTCGCCACTTTCAAATAGCGACAGCAGCACACCGTTATTACTGGTACGTTTATACAGCAGTACACCACTATGGTAATTGGCGGCAGGTTCGGCCAGCCATTCGGCAATTGTCATGTAGCGAAGTACGTATTTGGCAATTGCCTAACGGGGACAGGCTATTTGCCTTTAATCAACCACACACGTTCCGGGTTATTTTTAATCGGTACGCTTTTATAGCCAAAATCGGTCAGCATTAAATTAATGCTGCTAACGCTTTGCCAATCAACACCGCTATTTACAGCCAGTTCCTGTATATCCTCCGTAGTGATTACATCATCGCCCAATTCATCTACAGCTATGTAGTGGAGCTGTATCAATTCAGCATACTCTTCGCGGGTGGTTTTAGTTTTTGTGCTCATAAAAATATGGTGTCAGGGTGTCGCTGTCATACTACTCAATAAAGTAATATCGCCCTTTGTTACCTCGGGGCCACCCTGACATGTGTGTAGCACAGCATAATCAGAGTGAGTAATATGACAGCGATACAAAGGTGCGGTTTTTCAGTCAAAAAAAAAGCCCTAGCAGTATGCCAGGGCTTTAAACAAACATGTAACCAATTATGAAAACAAACTACTCTTTTGAGTTCTTCTTGGTTGTTTTTTCTTTCAGGTACGGAAACCCTTTGCTCACAAGGTCAGCCGCACCATCCAGTGTCATTTCGGTTAGGTTTATTTCGCCCCAACCCGGCCAGTATGCATGTAGTTGGTCACCCACTACTTCATACTTTTCGGCTACTTCCGGTTTTAGTTTCAACTTATCCATGCTTCAGCACTCCTTTCTTATGAACCAGGCGTTAAAGGAACAGCTGCCGCATACGTGTATGGAGTCTCACCGCTAGCGCTAAAGGTGATTTCAGCACCCACATCATCCCCGGCTTTCTCGCCTGTTTTCCACGAAAATTCTTTCAGCGAGCAGGGCAGGTCTTCAGTACCAAGTTGGTGAATTTCGCCATCGCGGCCCGGTGCCAGTATGATAAGGTCACGGTTTTTGATGAACTCATAAAATCCTTTCAACTCGGCTTTAGTGCCGGGTATAAAGATTTTAAGGTCACTTTCGCTAGCCTTCATTTTAAGGCCACCCAAACCTTTTGATTCCAACATACCCTTATCACGTATGCAATAGATTTTTTCAAACTTCTTGCCCGTTTTCATCACGTGAGCCGTGCTAATCGTTACCGATGCGGCATAGGTTGTAGGCGTACTCGCAGGCTTCTGTATAGTGAGGATATCACTAACAGGAGCCATGTATATGTATTGATTAATGCCCGGGTTGGTTTTTGTTCCATCGGCATAATCAATTTGTGCAAAGTTTACTGACATGTTTTTATTCCTCCTCCTTGGTTAAAATGGTTTGACCTTCAATTTCCAAAATTTTACCGCACACCTCTTTGTTTTCGGCAAGTTCAGCAGCGCTGTACTTTGTGCCATCTACATATGCACCACTGTTAATGGTGTATACGTGTTTACCAATAGCCACTGATGGCTTTACCTGTGTAGGTTTTGCTTCTAAAGAAGCGATGTGCTTATTCAGCTCGGCAATTACTTCCGTTTGCTGAGCGATAATTTCAAGCGCTTGCTCCAGAGTCTCTGGAGCCGCGCTTTCAGTGTTGTTTTTAGTTTTTGCCATGGTTTGTTTCCTCCTTATGCTTGATCGTTTACATACAGGTTTTCCAAATCAGCAATTTCAAAGCCCACCAGGAACTTCGCCACAGCATCATACCCGTGCAGGGTTTCAACTGTTTTGGTAATGCCAGGCATATCTACCAGGTTAGTACCAAAGGCAATGTTCTCAAATTGAGTCATGATGATGCGCTGGCTAGCACCCATCCAGGTACACTCACGTAGTTCCCATTTCTTGCCAGTGCCATACACATACTTTTTGCCATCGCCAAATTCAGGCGAAGAAACGGTATTGCCATACACGCTACGCTCATGCTCAACGTACTTGCGGTATACATCAGGGCTCACGCGTATTACACCACCTTTGTTTTTGTGTGGCACAGTCATCGCATTATACATTTGCTCAACTTTCGTTAATGCATTTGTATTGGTGATAGCGCCAGTTGTAATAGGTGTAAGGGCCGAAGCGGCAATTTCTTTAGCAATGATAGTACCAATACCTGTAGCGATAGCTGAGGCATTTATTTTTTGCCATTTAGCCGGGTGCGTATCAGGCGACTGGCCTGCAGTTGTTGTAGATAACAACTTGTAAATGTCGCGAAGCGGGCCAAACTTAACATACACCGGTACCGATGCTGAGAAGGTGTACACGCTAGCTGCGTTGAACAATGCAGCATCACCGGCATACTCTGCCAAGTAGCTGTTATCGTTAATTTCAGCGCTCAATTTCTCCATTTCTTTTTGCCATACCCATTGTGCAAACGGTATTTGTGTAGCACCAGGAGCCAGCATATCCGATTGGAATGAGCTGATCAAATCATCAGGTATGATTGAGAAAATTTTCATTGCATCGTATACAAATAACTTACGGCCGCTCCATTCGCGTTCACCACCATCACGGGCATTTACGCTTGTGTCAAGTGGACGTAAACCGGCTTGTGCTTTGAATTTTGGTAATAACTTGCCATGGCGCGATACCTGCCTATCAACACTCATGTCTTTCAGCAAGTCTAATCCATTCAGCATTTGCGATAAAAACTGCTTGCTGTACATACCAGCCCATTTAGCAATAGCAGTAATTTCTGTACTACCAGGGCCCATTAAGGTAAGGCCATGCAACGGCTGCGAAAAATAGGCTAAACCACCTACCAGGGCGGTACTTAAAAACAGGTTAAAACCTGTGGCTTGCGAAACGATTGAGCTGATAATCCCTAACAGCAGCAATCCTATGATTTTAGTTTTCATTATTTTGAATTCTCCTTTCCGTAGATAGAAGCACGTAGATCAGCTACTTGCTTATCTACATCGCTTAAAAAGCCATTGGCTTCCTGAGCGCCACCTTCAGCTGCAGTAGTTACAGCAGCATTTTGGCCACCGGCAGCATTAGCACCGGCAGTTACATTACCAAGGCGAGTAATCTCTGCATCTTTTTCGCCAAGCTGGGTCGTAAGGTTGGTTACTTCAGTTTGCAGGTTAGTAGCCTTATCATTGGCTGCTTGCAGCTCATTAGTAAGGCGGGTAATGTCAGCTTTCAGCGTAGCATTTTCAGCCACCTGGCTGTTAAGGGTAGCCAACTGCTCGGCAGTAGGCTCTACCTCATGGTCTTTACCGGACTCGAGTCCGAAGAAAGCGGCCAAAGCGGTGAGGCCCGCTGTGATTGATAACTTTTTCATGTTATTATTTGTGATATTAGTTGCGGAAGATTGGTTGATAATGCTTACAGCATCATCCATAGTGCCTATGCTATCGGCAAGGCCTATGCTAATTGCCTCATTGGCAAAAAACATATCGCCTTTAAATATACGATCATCGCTAGTAAGCTTGTTACCGCGCATGGCTTTTACATCGTCAATAAAAAACTGAACGTATTCCTTCAGGTAATCCTTCATGGCATCTTCGCTACCCTTCAGGGCATCTTCCCAAGGTTTATTTTTCAGCGTGCTTTGGGGGGCATAAATACGTTTTACCTCTACGCCCATTTTCTCATAATACTTCTGCATATTTACAAAACCCACATACGCCCCAATGCTACCCACCTCGGCACTTTGGCCGCTAAGCATGATGTGCGATGCACCGGCAATAATTTTGTAAGCAGCACTGGCAGCCATACCATCTACATAGGCAATAACAGGTTTAGCAGCCTGATTAATTTTGTTAGCCAGCACTTCAGTAGCATCGCCATCGCCACCACCGCTATCAATGCGAAGTATTACACCTTTAATGTTAGGGTTAGCTAGGGCACGGTCTAGTAAATTAGTTTTGGTATTAACACCTGCGGCACCGCAGTAATCGTATTTAGTAATAGCGCCCACCATATTGATGAGGGCAATGCTCCCATCAGGAGCTGCTTCGGGTGGAGCTGCTTCGCCAAATTCGCTAATGGCGTAAATGGCAGCGTTGCTCACCTTAGGTATTTCATCCGTTGGTTCATTATCATCCCAGGCACCTGCTTGCACATTTTCCATCATTTGAAATACAGCAGGGTAGTAGGCCTCCGCATATTGCGGATTAATAAACCACTTGCTGCGCAAAATGTAGCTGAGAGTTACATAACGATTAGATTTAGTTGACACCTATGTGTTGTTATAATTAAGCAACACAAAGTTCATGTTCAGAAAATTGACAAAGGGGACATGTATTATGTAAGGGCTGTGATTTGGTCACCTGTATCTAGTACAATAAGCTCCCATGCATCCTCATACATGATGCGCTCGGTATTCAAACATCGGTATTGCTGAAAATTATCGAATGTTATGAATTTAGGGCAGGCATGTTCGTAGGGCATGTAGCCAATAGCTGAAATAGTACCGTCAATGTTTACATTTATTCTCATATTTCAAGTTGATTTTTGCAATGCGAGAAATGGTTATTTACGCTATTAAGAGAATCGTAAGTGCCAGGCAGTGTAATATAACCTACATAAGTGTCAGTACTTGGGTTGAACACATTTATCTGCGATGTAGTACCACTAGAAATAGCCGAAATAATAATAGCACCGTTGTTAGCTTGGAAAACTGCACTATTACCGCTTGTTCCGCATGCTAAACTACCACCATCTAGTATAACGGGCTCGAGGATTATCTTGCGTAGATTATTCCCATTCGGCAAGTAAATGGCGTTACCAATCCTAGCATATCTTGAAACGTTACTAGCAGTCGTTACAGATAGTGTTGCCAACCTTTGGTATACACCGTTAATAATTCTCCATACTTGTAAAGCGGTTAATGTTCGAGCAATTATGTACTCGCCAGAAATTGATAACGCATTAAAACCAACACCGCTATAAACTGAAAACAAACTGCTATAATTTACCGATGTTGTGTAAAATGCAACCGAACAAATAGAATTAGCAATTCCACCAACCATAACAGATTGATTAATGTGATTACATTGTATATTAGTACGTGCGCTTACGTCAACTGACCCTTGATAAAATGGGAATGAAGTACCAATTTGAGATAGAGATTTACAACTTAATATCCTTGGATTATTATTAGCTCCAATAAGAACAACATCATGACCAGAAACATAACATACACCAACTTGCGGCTGACCTGATGTGTGGGTAAACGAACCTACAATCGTGTTGAATGAGGCTGATGAAGGGTCAGCGTTTATACGTTCAACTGTGCTAGGCGAAATTGCCCATACCTCTTTACGAGTAGGCACGTACACAAGGGTTGTAGGACCTTGTGTTGTATTTATCTGGGACACAAAAGGATTAACAGTCCACGTACCAGCACCTGCATAATTAGCTGCAGTCAGAAGCGTGGAATCGTAACATACAACTCTTTGAACGGTACTTATGGTACAGATGATATATACGTACCTACCATTGCCACCTAAATCAATAGACAGACCTCTATCTGTTATCTGTTTCTTAAAAGGGAAACCCTCTTGCATAATTAGAAGTCTTTTCTGTGTGTGAGCACTGTAATCGTTTGACCGGCCGTTACAGCAGTGTTAACACGCATTCTTATTTTATAACCAACAGGCAATGGAATGTAGTAATTCTGATCACGATCCAATAATCTGCCAACAATAAAACCGGTTGCCGGTTGAATTAAACGCAAAGGGTCGGGTGTAGCAATGACTGTACCTTGAGTAATGGCCACCGTAGCCAACTTAATAGGAATGTCGTTAGTACCGTCATTGGCAAATAAGGTTATATCTCTGGTAGTTGTTATGTCACCACTTACCTGTATTTCGTAGACATAGCTACCGTCAGTACCAGCGGCACATATATCTTTGATATTTGTTCCGTCAGCGTTTACGAATGTAGTACGTGTATACACATCGTTTTGCAACATGAATGGGGTTGTATTTTTTGCCATATTCTTTATCTATTACATTCCGGCAAATGCCGATATAAAACTAATTGAACTGTCGTTTCCTTGTGCCCCTTGTGGCCCTTGAATACCCTGTAAGCTATCTAACCATTCGGCTTCGGTACCTTCAAAACCATTTTCTACAGCCACCTGGTATGCACTTAAGCCATCTATACCTATAATAGTAGTAGTGGCAGGTATGTAATCAATACCCACAGCCACACCATCAAGGTTTACATTGCCACTGGCAAACCAACACGGCTGCCGGTAGCTGCCGCCAAATACAAAACTTAGCGCACCATCTACCTCTTTAAAGCTAAAGCTTAAGCCATTGCCCGCTTCACCACATATAAAGTAATTTCCGTTCAGGTCTTTAATAAGCACAATCCATCGCTTGTAGCTCATTTCGTGAAACAGGCTTAGGTTGTATGCACTTTTTTTAGCAGCCTTACCTTCTATCACCACAGGGTATGTTGGCCCATCGGGTGTAAGCTTCTGCTCATTGCCCAGGTTCAGGGTTTTTAAAATGCTGGCACCTACATACCACTCATCTCCATCGGTATATCCAATATTATCCAAATCAATAACACCGGCATTGTGAGCCGGTATAGTATCAATAGCTGAATCCGGCACAAAGTAAAAATGTACATAGCCCGGTATATTTTGGCCACCATCAAAGCGATCAAAGTTTCGCATGGCACAAAGTTCAGACCTGGTGCGTAAATAAAAGGTACGGCATTAGTTAGTAGTAGCCTTAATAATATTGGCAATAGAAGAATTAGCTATATTAACAAAGTCATATCGGCCAATGCGCTGTACGCTTATCGTGTGATACACATTCTTCATGCGGCTATATGTGCGCTCGCTAATCTCCAAAGCCCTTATAAAATCAGCCCTTGGCACCATACCCGGTGCAATGGCTACATGTGGCGTATCATGCGGGACATTTTTTGCATAAATTTTAATACCTTGTAAATCAATATTTTCACGCACACAATAGCGTTGCAATGCTTTTTTAATGGTTTGAAACGGCAAATCCTCTTCTGAGAAACCATAGTGCGCAGATAAATCTTGTACCATATCTTTAAAAGAAAACTTACGTTCCTCGCGATGGCTCCTGCGTATATTGGCTTCCAGTTCGGTTTCAAAACGGTCTTTAATATAACCTTCTACCAGGCAATTGAATACTACAGTATTTTGCCTAGTAAGCATCCAGCCTTTGGTGTGAAACACACGCTCAGGCAGCTCCAGCTTAATGCTGTGTGTGTACTCTGCCAGGCACACATCTTTATCGAGCCCTGCATTTTTACTAAATAAGGCATGCACAGCAGGTAGCAGGTATGGCTTTAGCTTGTGGCCTTCGGCAAAAAATTTAGCTACCCATGGCTTCACCGGTATAGGATCGGAATAGAAGTGGTGTTTCATTTTTTCGATTTTGTGATACAAAAATGCAACAGAAGTACACACCATGCGACACAATTTTTGCACACTGCAACACCCAAAAATATACAACTGAACTTTTGCTGTCACATCAGTCACACTGTTACAAATCACTTTAACTCTTTCTTTATCAATTAAATAAAAATGTGACTAAATGTGACTGAAGGTGTGACACTAATGTGACTGAAAGTGACATAAAACGGCTAAATTTGTTCACTGTCACAATCTGTCACATCAATAGCAGCAAGGCTTTGAGGTCAATTTGTGACAGATGTGACACAAAACCACCTTGTGCCAATATTTTTACCAAACCAAAAAAATGCGCTGAAAAACTGCGACTACTACTATTGCCACTTTTCGAAGCGTTAGCATAAAAAATCGCCCCGGAAAATCCGAGGCGATTAACGGCAGCTTTTAGCCAAAGCCAAGCAAGTAACCGAAGCAGCACCGGCATCCAGCAGCATATCCGTAATGGCGGTAAATGTGGTACCTGTAGTGGTAACATCATCTACCAGTAGTATGTGTTGGTTAGCCACCACATCGGCATTAATAGATATGCTGCATTTAAGTGCATCGGCATTGCGTGTATTGCTTCGGCAAAAGCTGGCTGTGCTGTGTGTTTTGCGAATGGCGTGTGTAGCATCGTGTAGCAGCGGGTGGCGTTTACCTACAGCCGATGCGATTTTTGTAATGGAATTAGTGCGGGTGCAGTCGCTAGATGGTACAGCCATAATAAGCGTATGATCGGTAATGTGCTGATAGCACCAATCCAGCAATTGGATGTAAAATAAATTAAGCGCTGGCCGTACACCGGCTTTAAAGGTGCGTAGCTGAAAGCTAGGAGCGTGCGTATTATCAATATGCATGGGGTAATATCTGTTCAGGTAATTGTATGTGTTGATGTGCATGGCTTGGTATTAATTAAAAAACCCTGACGTTTTACGGTCAGGGTTTAGGTGGTGATTAAGCTTGTTTAAGAATTTCATCACGGTATTCACCTTGCCAATATTCTTTCAATTGGTAGCATGTAGCATCGTATTTGTAGGCATCGGCCAGTTCTTTTATAAAGGCTATCATGTGTGTGAGGTGGCTGTGTGGCGCGTTTGTTTGCATGCAACGGTTAGCCATTATTCCTAGCTTTTTGCCAAGGTCAAAGCTTATTGATGTGTTTTCGCGAGCTGCTTTGCGAATGGTAAAGTAGGTAATGCGTACCCATTTGTTGTGATCTGCTGTATTCATACTGTTTATTAATTAATTATACCCGTGCACCCGAAGGGCTAGTGCACACGCAGCTACTCCACAAATGCAAGTGGCAAATTGGAATACCGGAAAGCAATGAGGATATGCCGAGAAAACACTTGCATGAGTAGACCGTGGGCGAAGTTTGCAACGGATTAATTAATAAACAGGCACAGCAGAGCGCCTGCAATGGGTAGCACTACGGCACCCGCTAGCAGCGTGTAACAATAAGCAACCCGGGCATAGCTAGTGGCGCTTGCGCATGCTGCGGTGAGCACGCCTGAGTGGATGCTCGAAGAGTGATTTTATAAAGCCGATAAGCCAACGCTTAAACATGCGTACGAAGATAGTATATTGCCAAGCAATGGGCGATAAACTGAAACAAGCCACCACCGATAAGGCCGTAATAACGATAAGCCATACTAACCCGGCCCATATGCACCAGCTGCGCGTGTTGCTGAACGATAACCCCGATGCAGCCAATAGCATACTGCCACTACTACCAGCAGGTAGCCGGTACGTAAGCAGCCAATTATATACAGCGGCAAATGGCAGCCATCACATACGCATACACTTTGAGGTAAGCGAGTAGATTGCTTGTCAATACTTTGCGAGTTTTATAACAATTAGCTTTTGTTGATAAAACGTATTATACACAGAGAAGATGCCAATAGAATTCACACATTGCCATGTGAACTAATACATACTGTGGAAAATGAGTATTGAACCACGTAAATAGGCCACATTATATTTGGAACAAATCTAATTCTTATGGAAAAGAAAACGCCACCTAGATGGTGGCATTTCAGAAACCAGCTGATTAGTACAATAGTTAGAGATTTTTTGATAGTATTGATCCACTTCTTAAAAAATCGCTAACACAGCTGAAGAAAGAGCCCTTACTCGGTGAGTAGGGGTTTCTTTTTTACATGAGCAAACAAAAACAAAAATTAGTTATTGTGCAATCGAAAAATGCACATCAAATGTTTATAACCATTACAAACAGCCACCCAGCGCAGCGCAATTCCTGCAAAAGCTACCGCACTACCTACGGAACTGCGTATAACGGTCGCTGAGCGAAACGGGTACGCTTCGCCCAGCTTTGCGTTAGCGGGTCTTATAATTTAATCATTTGTTTTTCGGTGAGCATTTTATTCCAGGCATCTATTTCTACGTATTGCAGTTCTTGGTGGCTATCTACCCGGTACAGGGTTACAGCTACTACTACATCGCTGTGCATCGAGGCGTACCATAGGTTTATTACTACCCACTTGCGCCTGCGCACATCAATGTATGTGGTATATTTCTCGGCTGTCATTTCTTAAAAGGGTAAATCATCACGTTTGGGTTGAAACAAATCCGGCTCGTTGTTATCCATTATTTCATTAGCCCGCGCCATTTCGGCATCTACATCAAGGCTAGCTATTTCTTCAGCTGTTAAAAAGTCGGTACGTTTAAATACATACGGCCTGCCGTTGCAGCTCACGTCCACACGTTTTACTTCGGTTTTGCCCTCGGCCACATGCACACGTGCCCAGGTGGGGTAGCTGTAGCGTTTGGTTTTATACTTCTTCTTCAGCTGCTGAAGCTGCTCCATGGTAAACTCCGTTTGGCCAAGCATAGCAAGTGCATGCTGTTTCGATTTGTATTCAGCTTCACCAATAGTAATGAAGTGATAGGTATCCACCTTTAGCCTATCGCGCAGCACGGTTTCGATGTAGTTATCCTCGAAGCGTTTCAACTCAAACTGCTCTTTGATGTTGCCCAGGCTCATGTAAATTTCTTCAGGACCAAAGTCCATAAACATGGCGCGTACTTTTTGGCGCAGCTCTTTCTCAATAGTTGGTTTGCTGAATTCTATTACTTTCTTCAACGCTTCGGTTTTTATCAATTCAGGATCAAACCAAGCGCGATGGCGGTTAGGTACTTTTATTTGGCGGGTATTTAGGAAGTGAAGAAATGCCGGTATTTCATCTTGCATTTTTTGCAGCATGTTTACGTCCAGGTGCTCTTGTGTAAGTTTAGGTACTTTGCGAATCCAATAGCGCACATCATCATCGCTGGCGTATATGAAATTGTCTTCGTTGTTGGTAAAGAACAGGAACTTGCCAAAGAAGTCAATCTCCACATGATCCTTGCCTTTTGCGTTCATGAAAATTTTATCGGTGGTGGATAGCGCTTTTACTTTCTCTACCACTACCTGCTTATCAATCTTCGCCTCATCGCAAATTACCAGCAGCTTGCTTGCCCAACTGGCGTTAAAGTTGTCGCTGAGCTCTGCATTGCCTACTACGGCAGCATTTTGGGTAAATATGAGTTTTAGCAATTTGCCTAGGGTACTTTTACCTGTACCGTTTTCGCGACTTACCAAACACAGAATCGGCAATATTTGAGTAGGGCGTTTGTATAACAAGGTGAGGTAATCAAGCCCAAGTTCCATTTCATTAAATACGTTTTTTTCTTTCGTTTTTGGGTCAGTCCAGTTCATATCGGCAGTGCCAAAAATGTGCGCCAAAAATTTGCGAATCGTTTCCCATTCGCCTTCTTCAGGCTCGTGTTCAAATGGAGCGTACATATTGAAACACCCATTTATCACCGGTTGGTAATCGATGTGATTGGGCACATTGCAAAAAGCCTGGTACTTGGGTATGTGCTTAAAAATGTTTTTGCCGTGATCATCGCCTATGGTGCCTTTCATCCTGCGGTGAAATGTTTTTTCAATCTCACCGTATTTGTTAGGGATATGTACAAAAGCATGGTATTGATCGCCCACACGGAAGTAATTATTAGCCTCACCTGGTATTACAACCTCGCACGTATTTTTATCCTCGTTCCATTTGTAGCGCGTGCCGTTAAATACAAACTCCTTACTCAGTATCTCCTTGCGCTTTTCGCTGTGATACAGCACGAAATTATCTACGTTATCAAGTAAAAAATGGCGGTGCAGGTTGGCAATATTAAACGTAATGTCGAGGCGAAAAAAGGAAGTAGGTTTACGGCTCAGGTTTAACAAATCATCCACTATACGCACCTCATCACCGGGCACAGTTACCAGCAAGTCGTCAATGCCTTTGGGGTTATCGGGCAGCTCATCAGCTAGCTGATAGGCTGCGTAGCGTTTTACATCGTATTCATCCAGTAGGTCTTTAAAGGTATTGCAGGTTTGAAAGAAACCCCGCGGACGTTTGTACAAGTCAATTCCATCTTCCAACTCTTTACTAGTGATGTTGCGGCAATCGCCATCCATCAACCAAATCACGTTTTCAACTTCGCATGTCAAAATCAGGCGTTTGATATCATCGTGCAAGTTGCCTGTGTTTTTATCTTTCATGTGCGTGATGGAGCTGAGGCCCACACATGGCATACCGTGCATGGCAGCCTTAAATGCCTTGAAATAACCTTCGGTAATTACCAGCGTTTTCAGTTTGGTATGGCTGCGAAACGCATCAACCAACAAGGGCGGAAAAAATGGTTGCGTTGGCTGATCCTTAGGCAACAGGTATTTTATGGTATCGCCTTTTTTGCTTTTAACCGGATGCTCCAGGCGGGTGATGCAAAATTCATTGTGCTTCCATCGGCTGCCCTCTTTGGCGTAGCGAATTTTAAGGCCATCCACGGTGTAAACTAATATGTCAATGCCGCGTTCAGTTTCGCGAAATATGCGTGTAGGTACCAATATATCCGGTTTACCTACGCCACCGTTTTCGGCCAGCATCACCTGATTCATTTCATCGGTAACGCCAAGCTCCTGCATGCGCTTAGCAAAATAGCTTAGTTCAGGAATTTGAATCTGTTCGCTCATGCTTCTACTCCTTTCTTCATAGCGGTGAAAGCATTGCACACTTCACACCAAGTTGCACGATTGTGCAACCACTCATAGCGTGCAGCAAGGTATTTTTCAGCCAGTACTTTGTCGTGCTCTATATGCAGGAATTGAATATATTTTTCAATAAACTGATTTTTCTCTAGTCTCATATCCGGTTTGAAATGTTCGCTCATACCTTGCCCCCCTCTTGTTGTACGAAAACTTCAAAACGCTCCCACGGATAGCCTTCTAATTTTACCTGCTTTAGTACGAAATCGATGCCGCATTTTTTACAACTATGCCAATCGGTGTCGATGTATTTGGTACTAAATACAACTTCAACATATTTATTGCACTTGGGGCAATCAGCCACAGCCCATATATTTTTGGTAACGTGGCTTACACGTTGAAACAACCATACCCCATCAGGGCGATGCGATTGTTTGGCTGTGCAGTAACTTGGCCCATACCTAAGTAGCACAGGTTTTGTGCCGCTCATTATTTCATCAAAATTGCGCACCAGTTTTATGTGCGTAGGGTTTCCCCATTCGAGTTTCATCACTTGCGCACCTCCTTAACAATAGTAGGTGGCAGGCAAATAATCATATCCTGAAAGGCCATAATATTAAGCATTGAGGGCTTAAATGTGCCGCGTTTGGTGCGAGGGCGCTGGGGTTTACGGGGGGGTGTATACTGGTACATATTAGTAAGTGTTAAATGGCGGCAATGGCAAGAGCTTCGGCAGGGGTGCAACACTGTTTTGATTACAAAAAACTATGTATGAAAAACTACTACTCGTTAAATGTTGCTTGTGAAAGAACGACACCTATTGCTCTTGCTTTGCCATGTTATTGTTTTAAAAAGGTTTGAAAATACTCTGGCATTTGAGCCAAATTGATGATGGTTATATCGAATTGTTTTACGAATTGAACCAGCAGATGTAAGTCGGCAAACTGCACCCGTTCGTTATCATTATCGGTATTAATGAGTATGTGCTTAATGCCTACGTTGCGGTATTTAGCTGTTTTCATCATTACCTCCTTCTAGGGCTTTGGCAGCTATATTGGCAATGGCGGGGTGCAGCTCGCTGGTGTCGGCTTGTATTTGGCGTAGGGCTGCTTCGAGTTTTTCAATGCGCTCCGCAGCTTTGTGGTAAGCATCCAGCTCCAGGTGTTTTACTGCATCCCAAGTTTCGCGCAGCTTTAGCGGGCTTTCAATACCCGTCATGGCATTTACGCATTCAACTATGCGTGTTGCGTTATCCGGGTGCACGGAGTCAGCAGTTATTTCCCAATTGCCACTCACTATAAATCCACACTCTCTATTAAGCTCTCTATAATTTGCAAATTTCCATGGCTCTGGAGCGTGCTTATCCATTGGAACCTCCTTTCACTTTGGCAAGTGCCTGCTCTGCTTTTACTAGTTCATGAATGATTGCAGGATTCGAGGTTGTTCTAAATTTCACCGCATTTGTTAGCTCCGTGAGTGCCTTAAACAGTTCGTCACGTTGTTCTTGCAGTTCGGCCATAGCATCGATGTCCTGATTGACGATGCGCTTCAACTGGTCGCGCTCTTCGCTAAGAGCCGCAATGCCGTTTGATTGCAGCCACTCGTTCGGCACGTTCTTGCAAGCATTTACGCAGGCAACTATGCGGGATGCGTTTGCTGATATAAATCTGCTACCCATAAGAGACCAACACTCAGCTATACTTTGACCTTGACCTTGAATCGATACGTTAAAGCCATTTACATTTTCAATGCTTACCCACGGCTCCGGTGTGTGTTTAAATTCGCTCATAGCTCTACCTCCTCTCCGGCTAAGGCTTTAAAGTAGCATATACTTGAGCCATTAAATGATAGTATCCACGTTTGGCGGCTGGTTTCTTCGTGCCTGTCGCTATTCCACCATTCGGGTCGGATGGGCTTGCAGCGTGGGTGCTTCGCATTCATAGCAATTATTTCATCTACAATGAGTTTTTTGAATTCTTCAATTTGTGAATGGGAAATAATGGAGCGGTCGTGTGTGAGCAGGAAGTCTTGTACTTGCTGCTCCAGTTTATTTTTACACCCGTAAAGTTGGTCGCAGGTAATGAGGTGCTTTATCATTTTTTAGCTCCTTTCTGTTTAGCGCTACTGGTGATGATGGGCCACAGCTGTTCTTTATCTACTACCAAAGGCTCGGCAGCAATTAGGTAAGTTGCGTTGCCGGTAATGCCTATTGATTTTGCAATTTCACGGGCTGTATAGCTGTTATTAAATAGCAATGCAATGCTTTCGCCTTTGTTAGCAGTGCGCAGTTGGAAGCCTTGTTTTTTATCTAACTTCAAGTACCAATCTTTTGGTGAAGCTTCATCTTGCAGTATAATGCAGTACATACCCGGCTTTAGCTTTAGCTGCTGTACAGCGGTTTTACTAAAGGTAAATACGCCTGAACCGTAGTTTACATTTAATGTGCATTTACCTGTATAGCTATGGCCACAGGTTTCGGGGGTAAATAGTTTCAGTTTCATAGTTTTATCCTCCCTTGTTTTACTTCCCACAACACAGCATTTTTAGCCACACGCATGCGGTTACGCGGATAGTCTTTAATTTCATAACGAATCATGGGGCCGGTGGCTACACGGAATTCTTTAGGTAGCATATCGCCCATGTGTATGTAGCTACCTACACGTGCTTTGTAAGTACGTTCCGGAAGTTGAACAGCGATTTGTGCAGCTGCTTTACGCAGCAGCTTCATTTTTTTTCCTGACATATTGGTTAATTTTTAAGGTTGATAAATTTGGGTTCATGGCATTGGCGGCAATCGTGCCGCTCAATAGGGTTTAGGTGGCCACAGGCATCGCAGGCATACACGCCATAGCTATGCAGCTTGCGTGTGCCATACAGTTGCTGGTTATGTATTAGCAGCGTTTGCTCGTGTACATTAGGCACCAGGTGAGCAATAAGGGCTTTATCGGCCTGTTCGGCATTGTGCAGTCCTAGTCTGGTGGTGCCGGTTACGTTTACGCGTTTACGTTTTACAGCCATGTTAGTTAATCATATCGGTAAGCGTACCTAGCAAATCGGGTGTGTAATCGGGCTCAGCTTTATCGGCTACAATGCTGGCATGGTAGCGCAATAAGCGAGCAGTGCGCGCTATTTTTTCTGTGTTCATTTCGGCTTCATTAGCCAGTGCCCATAGCTTATCGGCTTCTATTTTGGCTAGCCTTGCCATGTTTTTGAGTTGAATGTTTTCCGGTGTCATGTGTTGTTTTATTAAATGGTTGTATTTTCCAGGTATGGCCCTCACGTGTGAGGTGATTAAGCAGGTCGAGAAACCGATCGCTCTGATTTTGGGTTAATAATTTTATATGCATGGTGTATGATAAAATCAATGATTACGAACCAAGAATGCTGCGGACTATTAGCAGCCGGTATCATGTACCATAGTGACTGTTGGTGTGTAACGATGGCATTACACAGTGCACGCAGGTTAGGTTGTGTAAGTATGTGATTGCGTATGATAGCAATATGAGGGGCGTACAGTTGCAGGCACTGTACAGCGGTATAGGCTTTTTCGCGTTGGTTTGTAAAACGTGTTAATTCAGCTTTGTACCATGAAGTAACCCATCTTGCCATTAAGTTTTGTGCAATGGGAGTTGAAGCCACCACTTCGCTACGGCAGTGTTTAGCATGGCCTATTTCAATATGAAGGTGCGTAAGGATGCTGCCCCCAGCTAGCTCGGTATAGTTGCAAATGATCATAAGTTGCTGATTAGGTGGTTGAGTTTCAAATCCGGATTTACAGTAAGTGCAATGGCTTTAGCCAGCCAGCTTTCAGCCATTTTCTTATTTACGCGGTATGTAAACACATCCTGTTTTTTACCGGCCTCAATGGCTCTATCCATGTGTTGCATATACTTATATGCAGCCCAATCGATGTTATTGATAATAAATACTATATCGCTCATAATCAGAAGTTTTTAAAGTAATCACGTGATTGGCGGTTACTGGCCGCTTTATTTCTACGCTGTGTACGCACTTCGGTAATAAAGCGATGGCTAATGCCAACCATAATGCTGGCAATGAGTACGAACAATAGAGCAGTGAATGGATCTGCAGTAAGTGCTTGAATCATTTTACTAAGTGTTTAACAGGTGTAACATGTGCGACATTTTGTTTGTAGAAATCTGTAAGCCCAAGTGTCGCATCATACTTAGCTAGATGTGTCATTATACGCAACACATTGGGCTGAGTTGGTTGGCTGGTATTAAGCAGCCAACGTCTTACAGTAAGGTTTTCTACCTCACATACAGAGGCTAGCTCATCAGTTAATTGCTTAACCAGTTCGGGGTTTTCGGCTTTCACGGCTATGTTAAATAGCATTAGTTTTAGTCTGTTTTGTATCATTTGCGACACATTTTGTATTTAATGCGACAAATATTGTTACATTTGTGACAAGTTGATACACTCAAAGTCGCATATTTTTTCCACACATCGTGTCTCATTTGTGGACATGAATGCAACACGTAGTAAAACAGAGGATTTTAAAATCCATCGTGGTGAGATTGTACGCACCGTTGTGGATAAATTAGGTTTTGAGATAGCCGATTTAGCCCGAAAAATAAACGTAAGCCGAGCCACATTGTACCGTCAGTTTGATCGTGCAGACATGGATTGGCACTACATTAATAATATAGGCCGACTATTACATCACGATTTCAGCAATGAAATACCGGAGTTAAAACTTCGGGATTTTGATAACGTAGCGCTAGAACAAGCATCGGGGTATAAACCAGAAGATACACTACTGGACCGTGCGATAAAAGAGATTGACAAATGGAAAACCGAAGCGTACATCAATCTACAGGAGACCAATAAGTGGCGTGAAAAATATTATGAATTATTAGAGCAAACCCTACAGAATCAAGTAGGGGGCAGCAAGGGGCAGTAAAACTCACAAAAATCTATGCAAAAACGTAGTAAATACGTGGGTAGTACACAGGTTCAAATCCTGCCACCCCGACTTAAAAAACTGCCCGCAAACACTGAGTTTGTCGGGCAGTTTCAATTTAAAAATAATGCAGGGGGCAGTGCATGGGGCAGTGCCCCCAAATTAATGCCACCAGATATGCCTGTCAGTTTACCATATAAAAAGTGCCGGCTAATCATCCCACCTGTTAAGGCTGAGGACCAACGATGGTATATTATATACTACTGTTGGAG